TGCCAATTCTTCATCTTTATTTTCATTTGCTAATTTCAACAAATATGAAAATTCACAATCTGGTTTTTTCAAGTTTACTTTATGAAATAAACCATTTTCCTGTATTTTTTTTAATCCATAAATTATATTAAATACCTTTAATGCATTCATACCATAACCAGCTCCATTATTTCTAAGAAAGTTATGTATTTCGTGTATTTTATCTTTTAATGCTTCTTTGTTTGAAACACTATTAGTTTGTTCAATTGCTGTATTCATATATTCTGTTATATCATTTTTATTATTTATTTTTTTTTCTTTCAATTTTTTATTTAATAAATTAATTTTATCAATCGGAGTATATATTATTGTTTCAATTTCTCTTACAATATCATTAATATTATGTGTTTTATATTTTTCTTCTAACTCTTGATTTGTTAATTTTGATAATTTAAATTCCATTAATTCAAGTTTATCTTTATGTTTTTGTGTTTCAATATGTGATTTATGATGAGAAATTTGGTCTGGTATTGTATTACAAATGCCACAAGAATAAGTTTTTTTATTTAACATATTATAAGTTATATAAATATTATATTTTTAAATAAACATAATATTTTATTTATTTAACATTAAAAATGTTTTCCTAAATATTATATATAATAAAAATTTAAATAACTTAATTTATGTTTTTATAATATTATATAATATAATGCCTACACATAAAAGCGAAGATTATAAATTATCTGCGGTTAAATATTATTTAACAGAAGACAAAACACAGGAAGAAGGTTGTAAAATATTCAAATGTTATGCACGAAGTTTAATGAGATGGGTTGATAAATATAATGAAAATGGTGAAATAAAAAAGGCACAACAGAAAACCTGTTGCATATAAAGTTCATAAAGACCAAGTGAAGTTTATATTGGATGAAATAAAGAAAAATAGAAAAATTACAATGCAGGATTTACTTGAAAAACTCAAATAAAAATATCCTACATTAACATTAACATTAAGTCGTTTCATTTGAACCGAATAGTAAATGATAATAATATTACTTTGAAAATTACAAGATTTAGACACGAACCAAATAAGCGGTTTGGTAAGGATATTGATATAAATAAGAAAATTAAAGAGTTTCATGATGAAATAAAAAAGTATAAAATGGAAGATATTATATGTATTGATGAAACAAGTATAAAATCATTACAAAAACGAAATCATTGTTATAATGAAATTGGAAAGCGTTGTGTAATAAAAAGACAAAGTCAAGAAGTATTCAAAAAATATACTGGAATATTTGCTATTTCTACCAAAGGCGTTTTAGGTTGGGAATGATATGAAAAAGAGTGAAATAAATACAGATAGATTAGTTAAGTTTTTAGAGAAATATATAACTACAAAGTTCAAAAATAAATTAATTATTTTAGATAATGCGAATAGTCATAGAAACGAAAGAATAAAAGAATTGGTAAATAAACATAATAATATATTATATGCTGTTCCATATCAACATTTTACCAATTCAATTGAAAATTATTTCAGTATGTTAAAGTCAAGATTACAAAAGTTAGATGGACTAACACACGAAAAACTAAAAGAAAATATAGAAAAGGTAATAAGAGATATTCCAAAAGAGAAGTATGAAAATATATTTAAGGGAGCATATAATAGAACAGAAAAATATGTAAAGAAACCATCAAATAGAACACGAAAACTAAAAAATTACCTGCCTTAAAATCGGCGTTTTAAATGTGCAAAGGTGTAAAAGTTTCAAATAGTCTATTATTGTTATGCAACATTATATAATGTCTTTTTTATTTTTTTCTAAAAATCTATTAAATTGTGATTTTAAATTGTTATAATTTATTTTAGCATTCATACTATAAATAGTAGTAGATAGTTCATCAGAATAATCTACTGGAAAACTACTAAGAATTTTATCATAATTATTAGTAAAATTTTCACTTATTTTATCCCAAAATAAGTCAATAATTTTAGGATATATTTCTTTATTAAGTACCCGATATATAGCAACTTGACAAGTTCTATACTTAATTATCTTATTATATGTTTGTAAATCTTTATGTGATTCTGTAATTCCAGGTTCATGACAAAGAGGTTTACTATCTAATATACTTTGTAATATTAGTAATATACTTTTAATAGTTAAACAACTAGTCCAACCTTCGCCTCTCCAAGTATTTAAGACAGATAAACAAACTTTTTCATTTTTATAAAGATTAGGATGAAAACGAGTTTTACAATCATTAGTTAAATATGATACTTGTGGCGGGGAATAAGGATAATCATGTGGAAATTTAAATTTAAATAAAAAGTTACCATACTCATAAGGAGTTCCTAATGGTCCAATAATAAGTGCGTACCCTAATAACATATCGGATTCATCATGGATGTAATAGATGCCATCTTTAGAAATATCTCCTTTAATTACCTCTTTTATATCTTTTATAAGACGTTTTTTGGTTTCATTACTAATAATATAATTAGACATATAGTATAGTAAAATAATATATTTTTAAATTAAAACTAAAAATTGACATAAAAATATTGTAGAATATTATTACAGTTAGTATGTCTAATACATCTATATTATTTGATGAATATTTAAAACGAAATATAAGTGAAAAAGGTGGAGAATATACACATACTAGAATTGGTGATCAAAAATTAAAAATTAGTAGCGGATCATATTTAATTAAAAATGAAGAAGAATTTTTAAAAAATTATTATCAAAATGTTTTTATAAATGGTAAAAGTGAATACTTAACAGAAAAACAACTAGTAGAAAAAGCACCATTAGCGGTAGATATAGATATGCGATATAGTAAAGAAATAACAGAACGTCAACATGACGAAGATGATATTAGAGATTTAATTCATCTATATGCTAGTGCAATTTCAAATAATTGTGTAATTAGTAATAATCATAAAATGGAAGTTTTTGTAATGGAAAAACCAAATGTAAATATATTAGAGGAAAAAACAAAAGATGGAATCCATATAATTTTTGGGATTTGTATGCATCGCGCAGGTCATATATTAATAAGAGAAGAGGTAGTAAGTGAAATAAAAAATTTATGGAAGCATTTACCATTAACAAATTCAGAAGAAGATTTAATTGATGAAGGTGTAACAAGAGGTAGTGTGGGATGGCAATTATATGGTTCAAAAAAACCAGGTCATCAAGCATATTTAATTAAATATCATTACGAATTAGAATGGAATAATTCAGATAGAAAATGGGAATGGATAATTCAAGATATAAATAAATTTAATACTAAAAAATATTTACCAAAACTATCAGTAAGATATAGTGAACATCCAGAAGTAGATTTTGAAGATAAAATAAAAGATAAAATTGAAGAATTTAAAATAAATATTAATAAGAAGAAACGTAAAATGCCAAGTAAAATTATAATTAAACAAGCAAAAGGTATTGAAATAAGTGATGTAACAAGTCATGAAAAATTAGATAATTTAGTAAATGATATGCTAGATCAAATTGAACAAATACCTACAGATTATGAGTTAAAAGAGACACATAAATTTGTTATGATTTTACCAGATAAATATTGGGGACCAGGATCATATGATAAATGGATTAGAGTAGGATGGGCATTAAAAAATACAAATACAAAATTATTACCAACTTGGTTAAAATTTTCAAGTCAATCAAAAGAATTCCATTTTAGTGATATACCAAAATTAGTAGAAATGTGGAATAAGTTTGATTATGATAACCCAGATGGATTAACAGCAAGATCTATTATGTATTGGGCAAAAAATGATAATAATAATGAATATAAAAAAGTAAGAGAAGAAACTGTAAGTCATTATATTGACTTAACAATTGAAAATGCAACAGAGTTTGATTTTGCTCAAGTTTTATATCAAATGTGGAAAGATGTATTTGTATGTGTAAGTATTCAAAAGAGTGTTTGGTATGAATATCGTGGTAATAGATGGTATGAAATTGATTCTGGAAATACTCTTCGACTAGGTATTTCAAAATATATGCATGATGTTTATATGAAGAAAACACAAGATTCGATGGAACAATTACAAAAAATGGATCAAACAGAAGATCATTATGAAGTATTACGAAAACGTTCAAATAAATTAGCAGATCTTTGTATATTTCTAAAAAAGACAACTTGGAAAAACAATATAATGAGAGAAGCGAAAGAGTTATTTTATGATAATGATTTTGTAAATAAACTTGATAAGAATCCTTATCTATTATGTTTTAACAATTATGTAATTGATTTTAAAGAAAAAACTTGGAGAAATGGTCAGCCGGATGACTATATTTCAAAATGTACAAATATTGACTATATTCAATATAATGATATTAAAGATAGTAAAACAGCAAAAGAAGTTAATCAATTCATAGATCAATTGTTTCCAGATGAAAATTTAAAAGAATATATGTGGCAACACTTAGCAAGTACACTTATTGGTAACAATGATAATCAAACCTTTAATATGTATACTGGCTCTGGTAGAAATGGAAAATCAAAATTAGTAGATTTAATGAGTAAAACCCTAGGCGACTATAAAGCAACAGTTCCAATTACTCTATTAACACAAAAACGTAATAGTATTGGCAGCACATCATCAGAAATTGATCAATTAATGGGAGTAAGATATGCAGTAATGCAAGAGCCAAGTAAAGGAGAGAAAATCAATGAGGGTATTATGAAAGAGATTACAGGTGGTGATCCAATTCAAGGTCGTGCACTATTTAAAGAGGCAATTACATTTATCCCACAATTTAAATTAGTAGTATGTACAAATACATTATTAGATATTAAGAGTAATGATGATGGTACTTGGAGACGTATCAGAGTATGTGATTTTATGTCAAAATTTTTAGAGAACCCATATTGTGATGAAGAAAAATTTCCAAAAGAAGACTATCCCTATCAATATGAAATAGATAAACATATTGATGAAAAGTTTGATACTTGGGCACCAGTATTAGCAAGTATATTAGTAAATATTACATTTGAAAAAATGGGTTCAGTAAGTGACTGTAATATAGTAATGGCAAGTAGCGAACAGTATCGTGAAGGTCAAGATTATCTAGCAGAATTTTGTAAAGATAAGATTAAGAAAGTAATTGGTGGTAAAGGAATTAAAAAGACAGAATTAGTAGAAGAATTTAGACAGTGGTATACTATAAATTATGGCAAAGGTGTTCCAAAGGCTAGAGAACTATACGATCATATGGATAAAAAATATGGCAAATATAAAGCTCGCTGGTCAAATGTAGCAATTATTTATGATGGAGAAGAGAGTGATGATGATTAATTAAGGATAAACCCTTAAAATAATAAAAATAAAAATTATATTTTTTATTATTTTAAAGAACTGCTTACAGGAGTAGTTGCTTGTTATGCTGGGGGTTAACAAGTTTCCACTTAATTATGATACCATATTAAGATAAAATAGTAATTTATAAATAGATTTAACGCCATATAATATAAAATACGGAAAAATTATAAACCCAAGAAGTTTAATCCAAAATCCGTAATTTTTTAATTTATTATTATAAACGAGTTGTATAATAGCAAATATAGCTACAAAAACATAATATACTATAGTAAGAATTTTATTATAAAATTCTTGACGATCAATTGATTGAAATTCATACCATACTCTTCTCTCTCCTGTATTAACAAATTTCTTTTTATTATCAATCTTTTGTTTTAATTGTTTGTTTTCTTTCAAAGTAATTGAATATAATTCTTTAATTCTTTGTAAAGCAATATAAGCAGCACTATATGCATCTGTAGTAGCAGAATTAGTTACTTTAATTTTGGCTAATTCTTGTTTATAATTATTTATTCGTTTATTAATTAGATTTTGAAATTCAGGGGTAAGAATATTTTTTTCATAATACTCAGAACCTTTAGCTGCATGAAAATATTTTGCTCGAGCAGCTTCACGATTATCTTCGCTTTTAATAGCAACATTTTTAGCTTTGGTCCAATTATTTTTCAATTCATTAATTAACCTTTTTTGTTGACACTGTTCATCACATTCTAAAGATTTATTAACGTCTAAAATCATTTCTCTAAGTATATTAGGTGGTAAATGTGCATTCATCAAAGCTGCATCTAGTTGTTTAACAAATAATTCATTATTTAGTGCAAGTTGCTGTGCGGTTTGTGATGTAGTAAATTCTGTCATATTATATAATATGCATATTATATAATAAAATATTGTTCTAATTAATAGAATAATACATACCACCAGAATTTGGAGTAACTAGTGGTACATTTGATTCATTAAGTGATGCAGGTTTAAGAAGTGCTCCTCCAGTAAATCCTTCGTTTTTAGTCGCTTTTCCTGGATCTAATTTACAAATCATTTTCTTTTTATCAAATGTAAGTCCATCACCCACACAGCAAGCTGGTCCTAAACATTCTCCTTCTGCTAAAAGCTCCATATCTTTTTTCCATCTTGTTAAGTCGTCTACCCAAGCACCAGATACACCAATATCATCACCAGAATCATGGTGTCCTCCTTCAGTATCAGGATCGGCAGCAAAATCATATTCAGTAATAACCATATTATTTCTGTCACTTAAATCTAATAGAGTTGAAACAATATAATATCCTCCAATAACAATAATAATAAATGCTAAACCACTTGTAGTCTTAGTTCCAATAAAATATCTTTGTCTTAAAAAGACAACAATGACTAAAAATACACAAGTATAAATAATATATCTAAATATTTTCAAATATATTCCATAATAGCCACTGTAGTAGTTATTAATTTGTGTCATTCTAAGATTATTAATATTTTCATTTCTTTGTTCACGTAATTTCTGTTGTGTAGCTTTAAGTTGTGCGTCGACCATTTTCAACATTTCAGTTCGTGCTTGTAAATCGGCAGCTTGGGCATTATAATCGTCTTGGAGAACATGATTTAATGAATAAAGATTCTTAAATAAAGCAATTTTTTGTGCATTAATATTGTCAATTTGTGTTATTAATAACTGCTGTCTTTCAAAATTGCTATTAGGTGGTAAAGTATTTAACTCTGTATGTAATCTTTTTTGCACACTTTGTAAATTCTGAATTTGACTAAGAACATTACTATATTCGCTAGAACTCATATATATTATACTAGTAGATTTATTTTATTGAGTCTATAAAAATTTAAGATAAATATAATTCCAAAAATTATATAATACTGCAACAATAACAAGTATAATGATTATTCTAGATACTATACTAGGGCTAGATTGCGAATAAGTTATAAAGCTAAAAATAACTAAAAATATAACAAAAAATAAACCAATAATATATTTCATATAATTCATTCTTAATACTAATTCACTATCACGTGTACTTGCTTCAATTGATCGATTTAATGCATCACCCCCAATCAATATACCACTATCTGCATTACCTAATTTAACATTATTATAAAATTTACTATCAACATGTTGTAACTTTTTTAATTGTTCATTAATCTTTGTTTGGAGTGCTGTAACTTGGGTATTTAAAGTAGCATCGGCTCCGCTTAATTTATGTGTTTCAGTTAATAATTGTGTTCCTAAACTTAACAATTGTTTATTTAAATTCGCTAAATTTTGAAGTATTTTTGGATCAACATTTAATCTTTCACAAAAAGTAGTTTCTGTCATATCGCTACCTTTAGTAATTGCATTATATTCATCAGCACTTAATGCTCTTGGTGTCATTGTACAAGATGCATTACGTTTGTCCCATACATCTTTTGGATAAATGTGTCTAACTCCTTTAATATCAACCCATGATGCTTCACCACTATCAGAATTTTCAACATTAAAACCTGCTACATTGCATGCTTGACCTTTCCCCATATTAGGTCCACCTAATAATTTGCTAAATTCATCACTAGTTATTTCAACTGGATCTTGTGAACAACTTACAGATCTGTTATTCCAAGCATCATTATCATATCCTTGTGCAAAGCCAAATTCATTTACATGATAATAATTATTATTAAGTTTAACATTATGGTTAGCATATTTTTGTAATACAGGTTGACTATTATTAGCTGTAAGTTCTTTTGCCATTAATTGGTATTGAGTTGTATATTGTCCTAATAATTTGTTAAATTGAGCTTCAAGTTTGCCTAGATCACTATTATATTTAAGTGCATCTGGAACATCTATTTTAATAGATGTTGGAGGAGGTGGGAATGGGATATCACTTCTTCCGGCTAAAGCTCTATCCATAGGGACTTGCGAAACGCTACCTACAAAACCTTCTGAGCCCCAAGGACCACTTGTTTGTCCTAATCCAAAATTTTTACTAGATTCTTCGTTAATCATTCTTTGTTTATTATGATTCCATAAACTAGCTTGTTCTGTGACATTACTTTTTTCATTTATACAAGACATGTTCTATACAATAGTAATAGAAAATGTTTCGAAATATCCATCCTAAAGTGATAAAAATATTTATTTAAATTTTTAACTTTTTGTAGCAAATTTATTTATTATAACTCCACTTGTAACTCTTAAAACTACTAATAATAATATTATATTACGAGTTATAAGCTCTCTATATAGAGTTTGTTGAATCTTAAGTTCACCCTCAGCAGCTAATCCAGTATTCTTAAATTTATTTAAAGTGTTAGTAAGCTGTGTATTTTCTTTATTAAGTGTTTTAATAAGAAAATTATATTTTTCAATTTCTCGTTTTATAGATTCAGTACTACTAAATAGTTCTTGTTGTTCGGTAAAAATATTTGCTCTTATACTATTAATATTATCAATATTATTTGTGTAATTATTACTTTCACCAAGTTTATATTTAATAAAATTATTAGGTAATTGAGTTATTGCAGTATTAAACATTAAATATAATTGACTAAAAGATTCAGAATACTTTGACGGTTCATTGAAAGACATTATATATTTAAGTAGAACAAATTCTATAAAATTTTGTTTTAATTGCAGTTTTGCTAGAACGTTCTATTTCAAATAATTCATGTGGACGGATTCCTAAAACTTGTGATACTGGATCAAATCTAGATATTGTAGGAAATTCACTATCATTTTCAATATTATATATATTTTTTACTTTATCTTTTTCATCATTAGATAACACTCTATGTCTAGGTACTAGATTATGATTTAATATATTAAATTTAAGTCTATCAATATTAATGATTGTTACAAATATGTTATCATGAGTATAAATAGATGTCTGTAATTTTTGTAATGTTTCATTAGGTTCATCTTTAATAATAATAATTAATTCATCTTCTTTAGATAATACTTGTTCAATATTAAATAATGAGTCTACTATCTCATGAACATTTGTATGTCTGATAGATTTGTCTAAATTAAAGTATTTAATATATATTTTTTTATTTGTTGATTCGTTTGTTACTAACATATCTAATAGATTATTCGATACTAATGAACTAATTTCATTAACACTAAATCCAGTGTAATTATCAATATTATAACCTCTAGATTTTAAAATTTCTAAAATATTATTACGTGATTTAAAAACTGATATAATATTACGGTTTTCACTCATTTTTATAAATAAGTAGAAATTTATTTAAATAAATTTCAATTTTATCTTGTATTAAATAATTTGTAATTAATGCATACCTAACATATTTTGGGCTACATTAACATTAGCTATAGCACTAATTAAGTTAGTGTTAAATTTTTGATATGTATCTTGAGGCGACTCATTACCACTAAATATATTTATATTTTTTTCTTTCTCATATTGTTTTAATGGTACTTGTTGATAATACTCTATGTTTTTACTACTAATACATAGATTAATAATAATTATTAATAATAATATTATTAATAATAAATCCATAATTATATAATATATTTATATTAAATTACTATGTATAGGTTATAATTCACCACCATATCATAACATGTGTTGAGTCCCACCTGGCCCTAACATGTGTTGAGTCCCACCTGGCCCTAACATGTGTTGAGTCCCACCTGGTCCTAACATGTGTTGAGTCCCACCTGGCCCTAACATGTGTTGAGTCCCACCTGGCCCTAAGTTGTGTTGATGATGATGATTACCATGTTTGTCAACAAATACAGTTTTAGAAGCAGATTTACTTCCAATCAATAATGCAGCAATAATGATTGTTAAAATAATAAAGATTAATAAAATATTTGTACTATTCATTATATTATTAGTAAAGAAAAATAATAATATTTTATATTAAACTATAACTAAATGAGTCAACATTT